CGTTCCTTTTCTAACCCACAAAACACCTCGATCGCCCACGATCAGGCTGGATCGCTTTGAACAAAAACGAATCGTTTGAGATCGCTTTGAATCAGACTCAATCGGAATTAGGAGGTGTGCCAACTCCACGAATTCACAGTAAATTGAATGATTTACCGTCAAAAGGTCATGAAATGATCGACTTTGCAGCTGAGATTGGCATTCCTTTAATGGATTGGCAAAAGTTTGTGGCTATTCATGGTCATAAGGTCAAGCCAGATGGTCGCTGGCATCACACAGAGGCTGGCCTTTTAATCGCACGCCAAAATGGCAAGTCTACATTTATGATGTTGCGTATCCTGACCGGCATGTTTGTGTGGGGAGAAAACTTACAGCTCTCATCAGCGCATAGACTTACGACCTCATTAGAAACATTTAGACAAATGGTTTCTTTAATTGAGGAAAACCCTCGTCTAGCATCTGAGGTAAAAAAAATACGATGGCAGCATGGTGCTGAGGAAATGGAATTAAAGGGTGGTCGCAGGTTTGTTGTAAAAGCAGCTAACAATGCTTCGCGTGGTATTTCTAAACCATCAACAATCCATTTAGATGAATTAAGAGAATATAAAGATGAGGATGCTTGGTCATCTATGCGATACACAATGATGGCTGCACAAAATCCTCAAGTATGGATTTATTCAAACGCTGGAGATCAACATTCCGTAATTCTAAACAAATTGCGTGAGAGGGCATTAGCGTCAGCCACGACTAATGACCCGTTGGGTTGGTTTGAGTGGAGTGCCGAGCCAGATGCACCGATTACCCTTCCGTCGGGTGATATTAACTGGCCAGCATTTGCTCAAGCCAATCCATCTTTAGGAATAACAATTCATCCAGATAACTTAAAAGCAGTTATTAATGATCCGCCGGATATTGTGCGAACTGAAGTTTTATGTCAATGGGTAGATACAATCAATTCAGCTATTGATGCGCAAAAGTGGGAATTGTGCAAAACTAACCCAATACCATTAGACCCCGACAAAGAAACTTGGTTTGGATTAGATTTAAGTCCAGATCGTAAATTTGGTGCATTAGTGGCTACTCAAAAATTACCAGGAGAAAAATTTAACTTAGTTTTACTTCATACATGGTCAAACGATTATTCAATCAATGATTTAGCAGTTGCAAACGATATTGCACCTTATGTAAGAAAATATAATGTTCAGACTGTCGCTTATTCCAAAAGGACTGCACAAGCTGTCGCAAGCCGGCTAGTTCCTGCTGGAATTCCCATTACAGACATGGATGGGGCGATATATGCTGAATCATGTGATCGGTGGTTAGGCGCAATCAATTCCCATCGATTACAGCACGGGGGTCAAGACGAACTGACTCAACAAACACTTTCCGCTGCGAAACTGCCCTATGGGGATGGGTCATGGATCATCGGAAGGCGTGCAAGTAGAGTGGCAGTTTGTGCAGCTGTCGCTTCTGCTTTGGCAACTTACTTTGCAACACAACCAGAAACTGAGGTTGATATTCAAATAGCATAATATATTGACTTTATGGTATATTATATGCTAATGGGATTATTTGATAGATTTAGAGCAACGCAAGAAAATCCAGTTGATGTAGCTGCATCACTTTCACCATACAACGCTCAACAATTAGTTGGCGGAATTTTATTTGGAACAACAACTGCAACTCGTGAGCAATACATGGCTATTCCGTCAGGTGCTCGTGCAAGAAATATAATTTGCTCAACTGTCGGATCATTACCTTTAGAGCAATACAATCATTTTACGAATGAGCATGTAAGACCAAATCGTGTAATTATGCAACCAGATCCAAGAGTTGCAGGTTCAGCAATTTATGCTTGGATCGCTGAGGATTTATTACTTTATGGTGTTGCTTATGGAATGGTAATGGATTCTTATGCTGCAACTGATGCTTCAAGAATTAGAGCATGGACAAGAATTGCGCCAAATAGAGTTTATGCTTCACTAAATGCTAATTCAACTGAAATTGATTATTACACAGTTGATGGTAAGCGAGTGCCACCATTTGGAATTGGATCTTTAATTGTATTTAACGGATTAGATGAAGGAATTCTTAACAGAGCAGGTCGTACAATTAAAGCAGCAGCAGAGTTAGAAAAAGCAGCTGAAATGTATGCTAAAGAGCCAATGCCACAAATGGTATTAAAATCAAATGGCACAAACTTAACTCCAGAGCGTATAACAAAATTATTAGAGTCATGGAAAGCATCAAGATCAACAAGATCAACTGCATTCTTAAATGCTGATGTTGAATTACAGGCTTTAGGATTTGATCCAGCCAAACTTCAACTCAATGAGGCGCGTCAATACTTAGCTTTGGAAATCAGTAGAGCATCCGGCATTCCTGCATCATTTGTTTCTGCTGAAACTACTTCAATGACTTATTCAAACATGACAGCCGAAAGAAAAGCACTTATTGACTTTTCACTACGACCAATTTTAACTGCAATTGAACAAAGATTATCTCAAGCCGATTTCTGTCCAAATGGAATTGAAACTCGATTTGACATTGACGATTTCTTGCGTGGTTCAGCATTAGAGCGTGCGCAAGTTTATGAAATACTAAACAGAATCGGCGCAATGAGTGTCGAGCAAATCCAAGAGGAAGAGGACTTAATCCGATGAAGATTAATTTCCCAGTAACACTAACCGCAGCCGATAGCAAAAAGCGCACAATCTCAGGAAAGATAGTTTCTTGGGATGAAAAAGGTTTTACAAGTGCCGGTGCTACCATATTTGAAAAAGACAGCATTGATTTCTCAAAGCCTGTTAAGTTATTACTAGAGCATGATCGCACACGCCCAATTGGCAAGTTAATTGACATTACAGCTGATGAGTCAGGCATTGAAGCAACATTTAAGGTAGCTGCAACAATCGCTGGCGATGATTCTTTATTAGAAGCTGCTGAAGGTTTAAGAGATGGATTTAGTGTTGGTGTAAAAATCAACGAGTGGAAAAATGAGGAAGGCGTATTACGCATTAAGGCAAGTTCCTTACAAGAAGTTTCACTAGTAACCGAGCCAGCAATTGATTCTGCAAGAGTGGCGGAAGTTGCTGCAAGTGAAACACCAGAGAATTCCGAAGCAACCGCTGAGGAAACAACAACAGAGGAGAACAAAGTGTCAGAGATTACATCTGAGGCTCCTATCGCGACCGAAGCGGTAGAAGCGGCACAAGCTCCAACTGTAACTGCAAACTATGTGGCATACACAAAGCCACGCGTTGATCTAAATGTTACAGCTGGACAATATCTAAATGCACAGGTTCGCGCTATTGGTGGAGATACCGATGCACGCGATCTAGTTGCAGCATTACAAATTGCAACAGTTACAGAGAACACAGGAACTGTTCCACCAAATTACCTACGCGACATTATTGGTGTAATTGATTCATCTCGTCCATTTATTGATTCAATTGAGCGCGCTCCACTTCCAGCTTCAGGAATGAAGATTTTCACTCCTAAGTTAGGCGCACAAGCAACAGTTGCACAAACAGCAGAAGGTGTTGAGTTTTCATCAACAGATACAGCTGTAACATTCCAAGAGGACAACATTGTCAAGTTTGCAGGAGCAAATGTTGTAAATGTTGAATTATTTGATCGTTCAGACCCATCTTTCGCTGATCTATTGGTTCGCGAGTTAGCAGCATCTTATGCACAAAAGACAGATGCTTACGCAGCAAACATTGCAGCACATAACTCAGCAAATTCAGATGGCACAACAGTTTATAAAGCAATTGCTGACGGAATTGCAGACTCTTATGGAGTTATGCGCTTCACACCAAACCGCCTATTGGTTGCTCCATCAGGTGGCGAGGACGGAATTGATTTCGCTGGATTACTAGGCGCAGTTGATGGTTCACAACGCCCATTATTTGCAGCAGCAGCTCCACAAAATGCAGGTGGTCTAATTTCACAAGGAAGCACAGCAGGAACAGTTGCTGGTCTATCTTTGGTTGTAGATCCAAACTACACAGGAAACAACTCAAACGAGAAATATGGTTTGGTTTATCCTTCAGCAGCTATGCGTTTCCATGAGTCAGGCACAATTGAACTTCGTGCTAACTTGGTAGCAAATGGCCGTATTGAAATTGGTCTATACGGATATGCATGTGCAGTAAATCGTTACCCAACTGCATTCCGTTACCTAACAGTAACACCGTAATTTAACTGAGTGCCTATGGTTGCTCCCGATCATAGGCATCCTTTAATGGGAGTAAGGAGATGACATGCCAACCATAATCACAGCCACCGAGTTGAGATCTGTGCTTGGTGTGTCATCTGCCTTGTATGACGA